GCCGCATGGAGAACGCCAGCGCACGGGCATCGCGCTTGCCGAGGACGGCGAGGTTGTACTGGTTGTCCTCGATAGCCTCCTCGGTGATGATGAACCCGAGGGCGTAGGTACGGTTGACGTACCGCTGGATGTACGCTTGCCGGGCCTCGTCGTACGTCACGCCGCTGCCCTGCGTCTTCTCGACGGCCAGCCCGAACCCAGAGATCCCGACGTCCTCTTCGAACGCCTTGCTGGAACTCTCCACGGCGAACAGATCCGTGTATTCCATGGGCCACTCCTTGTAGGAGGTGCCGAAGAATGCATTGACTCCGGGCCAGAGGGCCTTGGCCAAACTGCCAGTAGTGATGACTCCCATGTTGGCCCCCTTACGAAATGCCGACCCGAACGCTGCCCGGGCCGAACTGGTGAAGGTTGAGTTTCACGAGGAACCGCATGTACGCGCCGATCTCGTTATCCGGAGCGGGGTCGGCATTAAGGATCAACAGATCCTCGGTGGCCGACGCCTGCGGGTTGGTGAGGACGAACTTCGACCGGCCCGTGGCGGTATCCCCGCCGGTAGCCGTAATGGTGGCGTTGAGACCGGCAGCGTTCGCCACCGTGAACACGGTGCCGTCACCCTGCATGCTGTAGACCGTCATGGGGTCCACGTCCACGTAGATGTACATGGCCGTCGACGCCTTGCGGTAGTTGATGGAGAGATCGGTCCACACCGGCTCGACACCGACGCAGACGCCTACAACGATGGCTGCGGCGGCACCGACCGCCGCTTCCGGTGAGTATGAATCATCGGGGTAGATCCGCTGCACGTCCGACGTGCCTGCGAGGACGACGGTATCGCCAATGAAGATGGCGTTTACGTTGTCCGCCGGAACGTAGAACCGCTGGACCTTCCCGACGTACGCCGCGTGGCCGAGGGTACCCACGGGGCGAAGCCCGAACGGTCTGTTTGTATTACTCAAGGTGTACCTCCCTATTAATCGTTCGTAAGACCTTCTCCGTACAATTCACCGGAGGGGTCCCCTTTTTGGTCCGGAACCTGCTTGGTACCTTTCTTGGGTGGCTTCATCGCCGCTTCCGACGCGTCCACCTGCCGCTGTTTCGCAGCCTGATCTTCCTTATAGAACTCCTCCGGGGTCGCCATGAGATACCCGACGCGCCCCCCGCCCACGCTCTTGGTAACGTATGACCCCATCTTCGACGGCTCCGAGCACCGCTCGTCTCCGAGTTTACCGTCGCTCATCACGAACTGATACCCGGCAGCCAGCGCATCGTTGATGCGGTTGTCCACGTCATTGAACAGACGCGGAACCATACCCTTCGGCACCTTGATGCCGTTCAGGGATATGACGTTCCTCTGAGCCAGCGGGACGCGCTTGGGCCGACCTTGCACCACTTGGGGTGCCTGTCCTATCTTCCTCTTGGTAGTCATCTGGTAAGTTCTCCTATATCCTCAAGGTCTTTAAAAAATGCGTCATGAGTCGTCACCTTGGCATTCGTCACGATCTGGTCATACACCCGACGCTGATCGGACGTCAACCGGTTCATGGTGTACTTCTTACCGTTACCGCCGCCAGCCGGTGCGCCGCCGCCCTCGACTACCGGGATGACGGGATCGGGTTTGACGGGGGCCTTCGGAAACTTATCCGGGAACGCCTTTCTGGTCGCTGCGGCAGTGCTTCGGAGGCTACCCTCCAGATCTACTGGATGTCGCTTGAGGTAAGACTCGTTATGGGCATAGGCGAAGTCGTGCATCTCCGCGTCCTTGATGTACCAAGGATTCTCCTCCACCCACGCCGTCACTTCCGGAGCCACCTCACCCTTCGTCGGAACGTCCGCCCTCGCGGTCTTCTGCTGGTCGATGGCCTTGTCTATGGCCTTAACCTCTGCCACATCACCACTCTTGATGGCTTGTTCCTTCTGGTACTCAAGTTCCGTTATTTTGGCGGTGACCGCATGCTCCACGCTCTTGGTGAAGTGACGAGCCATCGCATCAACGGTCTTCTTCACTTCCCGGAGTTCCCGGGACTGGCTGCGGATCTTCTCGAACAACGGCTCCCGGGCGACGAACGCTTCCGCGCTCACCCACTGTCCGGGATCGCCAGTATATTCATCCTTGGGTTTCCACCCACGCGACCGGGCCGCGACTTCCGTCGGGTCGGCGGTGGGAGGGGTTTCTTCCTTGATGGTAGGTTCCTCCACCACCACGTCGTCTTTTTTCTCTACTGCCGCTGCTGCAGCGGCGATTTCTTCGGGCGTAGGCATCAGACCGCCTCCTCTCGTAGTTCATACTTACCTTCCACCACGGCTATCACGTCCTCATCGTTGAGCAGCCGGTAGTGTTCCTTCGTCTCGGGGTCCTCGATGATGAACCCCCCATACTTGGCATACGACACCCGGTCGCCCACCTTGGCCCACGGCTTCCCGTCGTCGAACGCCTTCCACGCGGTGGGGCCGACGGCCAGTATGGCCCCAAACGTCATGGCGTACTGCTCCCGATCCCGCGATTGCGCCGGGATAAATAATCCACTACCGCCACGGGTCCTCTCCTCTACCTTGTCCGGTCTCACCAATACCCTGTGTCCACACGGCACTATCGACATTCATCTCTCCGATCCCGCCCCTGTGGGCGATTTATTTTTCGACGTCAGAGGGTTTCATTCCCAGCATTAAATCGAGTCCGTAGATCTGTCCCTGCATTTTGGATGTCCACAGGGCCGTTTGCTCCACCGAGGTCAGATTCAAGGTCACGCCCACTGCCATCTGCTCCTTCCAATCCTCCCGAAGGGACCGTAGGCCCTGCAGCACCTTGCGCGTCGTCGGGTTTCGGAGCCACTCCTCCATCTCCTCCGGAGTCATTTCCACCACTATTTCCTGCTGCGGCTGCTTTGGCACGGGTATTCGCCTCCATGGCGGCTATCGCCAGTTTGACTGAATTGGACAACTGCTCCACCTCATGCTTGTACTGTTCGAACTGAAATCCCGCTTCCACGGCTTCGGCATCGGCCACGGCCTTTATCGCCAATGCTTTCTTGAGTTCTATCTCGGCTTCCGCCTTCATGCGTTCGAGGTCGATGCGGGATTCTTCCAGTTCATAGGAATGCTTGGCCTTGATCGTCTCCAATTCGATCTTCATCATGTCCGGGTTCGGAGGCGGAGGTGCCGACAACAGTTTCTTGATCTCCTCCGGCGGGAGCAACTTATCGATGTCCGGAACCCCGAGAGCCTCGTATCGCCGCTTGAGAATCTCAATTTTTCCAGCCATGGATGGGTTGACTGGCAGCGTCTCCCACATGGCAGTCGACCGGGCCAGCCGCTGAGCCTCCGAGGATATCGTCGGGTCCGCAACGGGTATCACGTTGAGGTCATCACCGTCATAATCGGCCCGGAACACCGCCTGAGGAGTGTCCAGAACCCGGTAATATTCCTCTTCCTTGAGATACAGTCGGTTCAGGCGGTACAATTTCTTGTACTCGGCCCGTAAGGATCGGAACACGCGTTTGTAGATGGCCGTGAACACCTTCAGACCCTGTTCGATGGTGGCAAGGACCGTCGTAGCGGGTACGTTCTGCCCCGGAGCCTCGCCGGTCATGGTCTCGGACACCGACGCGAGCCGGTTAGCGGCTTCCGTCATGGCTCCGAGCAGCCGGAACAGCACCCCCGAGGGTTCCTTGGCCGGGAGGGGCACCACGTTATCCTTCAACATGCCACCGGTGGTGTCTACCATCTTCCACTCGCCCGGCAGGAACTTCATGACGCCGCCTTGCCACTTCACGCCTCGCCCGATGAATCCTCCGCCGAGGTTATGCAGCGTTCCGGAATCCAACATCTGGTTCAAGATGGTATTGATGGTCTCGTTAAGGGGCGACAGGAGTTGCGCGAACCCCATATCGTGGTACTGACCGTTGGGGGCCGGTATGAAAGGGAATTTAGTGAAGTGCTGGACCGGTTCGATGCGGTACACGGAGGTTCTCGCTTCGTCGGATTCGATGCCGGACACGTCGTAGCGGGCCACGATGCGGGCCACCAATGCGGAATCCCGGTGCACCGTGATCACGTAGGGTTCCTCGTACCCGTCACCGTCCAGATCGGCATATCCGTGCTGCTCGAGAAACAGTTCCTGAGGCTTCTCTTCCTCGTCACCCTTGTACTGATCACTTATTCCGGCGACGAACAGTCCGGCACGCTCCCTCTCGATGACCTCGTTCTTATATAACCATATCTGATCGGTGACCCGGCGGGCCGTCTCAAGGTTCCGAGCACCATTGTTGACCACCACCTGCAGCGCGGACCGGCTCTCGGACACGTTCCGCTTCATAAGTGGGTCCCAATACGTCTTCCGGTAGCACACGCCCATAACCGGCAGGGAATGTAGCAACTTGTCAGTGTCTTCATCCCATTCCGACATCTGCTCCGTGAGTTGCCACGACATATGTTGGGACACCCGCTTGGCCCGTTTCTCCTTGGAACCGTCCAAGTCCTCGCCCACCACGGATGCCTTCACCACGTCGGAACCCTTCACGATCTCCGGGTAGGCACGGGCGGCGAACTGAATGGCGGCGGTCGCTATCAGCGGATGTTTCACGTTCGCGCAATCGGGCCATGGGGTGGTCTTAGCGGTCGGCGTCTGCATGGCGATGCCGAGGCCCTTCATCGTGAGGTCCATCCATTCCGTACGGGACGCCTCGTCGAGGTCGAAACCGGTCACCACCAACGGCCCGAGAGTACCCAGAACCGTGTCAGGCAAACTCTCGGCTATATTCTTGACACGAACGTTGTCCATGAGCCACTTGATCGAATGCTTGGTGTCTGGCATCAGCACTTCCCCTGTTGGGTAACTTCGTGCAGCGTCTCTACGATAGTGCTGTACATCTCCGTCATTGATTCACCCCGGCGTCGCATCTGCATGATGAAGTGTCCGTCACGTATGTACCGAGGCATGAACGGTTTTTCCACCACCCACCCCTGTTTCACCATGTCGCGTTCGACCTCCGAGAATAGGCAGGTAGCCACTCAATACCCCCCAACCGCGCTCTTGCCAGTCTCGGTGAACATCCGGGCCATCATGTCGTACTCGTCCTCGTCGATGTCACGCTCGTTATGGCCGAACAGGAGGGTGGCAGGGTACTGCAGGGCGTCCTGAATATGTGAATATTCGTTTTTGATGGGTTCCGTCTTGAACTCACCGGAATTACCTATCTCCGGGAACGCATACCCACCCTCGAAACCCTCCACCAGAACCTCACACGCCGGGTCGATGAGTACGGCGGGCTGTCCATTGATCATACGTTGCAGCCGGTTAGCCACTGATTCCCGCCGGGTCTTGAACGTCTGGATGCCGTCTTCCATGCGTATATAGTGGCCCATTTCCTGTGACTTCTTGGCGATGTACAGATGGGGTGACTGCTTGGTAGCGTCACGGGTCCGACTGGCCGGATCCCCGATGTCCCGGAACTTGCAACCGTACGGTAACTTCTGGTTACAGTAATGGACCACTACTTCGGTAGCATCCATGATCCCTTCATCCTTGAAGCAGAATTCCTTGAATGCGCGCCACTGGCCCCATGTGGAGAAATACGTCAGTATCACCGCAGGTGACAGACCCGTGTTATCCCAGCCACGGATTATGAGAGTAGGCTCCACCGGAGCCAGTGGCACCTTGGAAACGTGCACGTCGCGGTTGAACTCCAGCGACGTGTACACCTGCTTTCCTTCCACCGTGACGCCCCAATCGCCCCGGACGAGAGTCCTCAGGAGGTCGGGTCGGTCCTTGTAGTCTTTTTCGAGGTTCTCGTAGTAGTTCTTGGGAAGGTTGTGCTTGTTCTCGGCCTGCGTCTGCCGATATATGTTGTAACCGTCGATGCGGGCCGACACGAAGTCCCGGTACAGCCAGTGTTTGGTAGAAGGGTAGTTAGTGGACATGGAAATCTGTGGGGGAGTGATGAACGGGTCCGTACCGGCGTATTCCTTCCTGCTCGGGTACCGTCCCATACACGCCAATAACCCTTTTAATACGTCATGGTGGACTTCCCGGGCCTCATCCACGTGCGCACCCGTGAGTTCCAATGAAAGGAGGTCCCGTACGTCCTTTGGTTCGTCGAGGGCCTTGAACATGATCTCGATCTCTCGGTCGTCCAGCCGGATCAGGTATCGCTTGGCGGTGGCGTTGAAATCACCGAATACCTGTTCCGGCCACCAGTCCAGATATGTCTTAATTGTGGTATCGCGTAACTCCGGGTACGTATTACGGACGACGGCGAAGCGAGACTTCCGAACGCCGTGTTTATCGGGACGCACCCTCCGGGACCGGCACTCGATAATGTCGAACGCCGAGGCACTCGTTTTCCCCGTTCCTCTTGGGCCTATGAGTAATTTAACTCGGCTGGCGTGGTCATGGTGAAATTTTTGAGTAACAGGTCCAGCGGTGTAAGTAAGGTCGAAGGTATCAGCCGCGCTATTCGCCATCGCCGCCGGTATCCACGTTACTCTTAACCCGGATAGTCTTGATGGTGCCGGTGACGTTCACCTGATCCGTGAATAGTTTGAGGTTCTTGCCGAGTAGTCCGAGGGCCGCTACCTTATCCCAGAACTTCACTTTGTTTGTTCTACATAATTTCTTCCCCACCAAGGTCTCCAGCGTCTCGACGCCCGATATGGCCCGGCGCACTTCCTCCGGTATCTCGTGGATGGGCTTGAGGGTACCGTCCTTACGGAAGGCCAGGGAGATGTCGGAACGGGCGATGAGGAGGAGTTCCTGCAGGATCTTGTCGGCGGAAATCTGGGTGCGTTCCCGCTGTTCCATCAACTTCTCGTCGATGATTTTTAGAACTATGGGGTCAGCAAGTAAATGGGCTGATTTTTCCCGGGCCGTCTTACTGTTGGCCCTCGGGTGAAATGCCTGATATGCCTTGGACCCGACGCGTCCGTTGGCCAAGTATTCCTGTACGAATAGATGTCTTGAATCTAATCCGGGTGGACGCATAGGTGCCCTCCTTATTTTCGAGAGTACCACGC